TTTTAGAGCAGATCCGGCCACGGCTCCAGGCCCCCAAACTGCCAGACGCACCCCCCATCACCCTCATTCAGTGGTGCAAAATCGCCGCCTATGCCGAGACCCCACTCAGCATCACCGCCCGCCAGATCCTCAGTCATGATGGCCGACCCAAGGGCCGCCGCTCCCCGAGTTATTGGCGCACCTACTGGCGCACACTCAGTCTCACCGACTTGGAATGGACTGACCACCTCCATCTTCTCAGCCAGTGGCAGCAGGGATCACCGCCCCCGCAGCCCGCCACCCGTTGACTCGCCCATGAACATGCCCACCCCGTCCGCCACCCTTTCCCACTCCCGTGCCCAACGCCGCGCTCACCGAAACCACCCGCAGGCTACCCGCTCGGCTCCGCCGCGCACCCATCACCAGGCCCAGACTGCGCGTGCAGATGCCCGACGAGGAGCGCGACCTTGCCGACACCGCGCATGATCTTGGCGCCGCCCTGCGGGGCCTCACCACTCCCATCCTCTTCCGCCGTGGCCGCATCATCGTCTATCCAGATTTACTGCCCGAAGGCGATGGCCTCTTCCGCATCGGCCTCATCGAGCTAGACCCCGCCACCGCCCGCACCCACTTCGCCGATTATGTTGAACTCTGGCGCGTCAAATTTGGTGCCAATGGCCAGACACGGGAAATCACCGTCACCCTCAGCAAGTCAGAAGCCGAAGGCATCCTCAGTTCCAGCCAGTTCATCATGCAACTGCCCGAAATCAATGCCGTTCACGCCCGCCAACTCCCCGTGATCGATCCCCTCACGCAAGCCATCCGCCTCCTCCCCACCGGCTATGACCCCACCACCCGAATCTACACCTACCCCACCACCAGCGCCTAACTTGTCGAGTGAAGCCATCGCTTCGCTAGAACGCCTCGCCAACAACCTTCACTCTTATGACCTCCGACCCACCGCTTGATCTCATCACCCTTGATCGGCTCATCACCAATGTCGGCACCGAAGTCAAACGCTGCCAACCCCTCCTAACCAAATACGCCAGCGCCCTCACCAGTCCCACCGCCAGCTACAAATTTACCCACCTGCAGCAGCTACTCGCACGCACCGCCACCGCACTCGAAACCACCGATCCCACCCAATTACAAACCTGCATCACCCAGCTCCTCACCTTCAAATGACCCTTCCCACCCAAGAGACAACAACCCTCGCTGACTCACTCCTTAGTGAGCTATCCCGCTGCCAGGAATTACTCACTCAATACGCCGCCATTGGCCCAGCGGGATTAGTGGGAGCCATGTTCATCAAGCAGGACATCGCCGCCGCCAATAAAGCCATGATCGAAGGCGATCCTGTTGGAATGATTCGAGCACACGCAAAACTGCAAGGCTGTAAATAAACACCCACATGCCCACCCCACTCGAAACCGCCCAAGAACAGCGCCTCAACATCCTGCGCACCACCCTCGCCCGCGAGCGCATCGTCTTCACCGACATCATCGCCGAAATGAACCAGCGCCTCATCGACCGCACCGATGGTTTCATGTTCAGACTATCTCACAAGACCCTGCGTGAGCGCTATGTCCCCGAGACACAGTATAACGAACTCCGCACCCTATGCATCGACGTCATCAAAAACTTCGCCACCGAAGCCACCGACGACCAGCACGCCCAAACCCTCGAATCCATCAGCGCCCACATGCTAGGCACTACCTAACCCTCAGCCTCATCCTTCCTCCCTCCCATGGCCCCCACCGCCCCCTACCTGATCGATCTCTACAAGCAGTTCCCCTTTGCCGAAGGCAGCATCCAGGATCTCACCGCCACCGCCAGCTCCCTTGAATCCATCCCCGCCGAGCATTGGCCGCGCAGCTTCCGCGTCCACCTCGCCTGCATGGTCTCCCTCATCGTCAATGCCATGCTCCCGAAAGGCTGCAACCGCCTCGGTTACGCCTACAACGCCAACGCCCAGCGCTCCGGCAAGTCCCTCCTCGCTCAGTCCGCCATCTGCCCCGTCCACGGCTGGACCGCAGGCCGCTCCTGGCCTGTCGGTGGAGACAAAAAATCCGTCACCGACGAGAACGAACTACGCAAGGTGCTCGACACCATCTCCATCGAGGGAGCTTCCTATGCCTTCTTCGATAACGTCCGCGCTCAGGTCGAGTCACCCGCCATGGAGGCCTTCATGACCCTCCCCGTCTGGAATGGCCGTCTCCTCGGTGGCAATCGCAGCTTCAGCGCCGCCACCAACTGCACCATCATCGTCACCGCGAATAACCTCAAGTTGTCCGTCGATATGGTCGAGCGCTTCTTGCAGTGTGACCTCTTCGTGGAAGAGGTCGAGGCCCAGTCCCGCGTCGTCACCGGCTCCATCGAGCAGAACTGGATCATGCAGCACCGTGACGAAATATTCAATGCCGCCTACGGCCTCGTCACCCATTGGGACAGCCTCGATCGCCCACCCGCTCCAGGTCGCGTGCGCCGTGGCTTTGAGACCTATTCCCACATGGTCGGCGGCATCATCGCCGCTGCAGGTTTTGGGGATCTCTTTGAGCCCCGCCTCGCTGACTCAAACTCCGGTAACACGGTCGATACCGACATGCGCAAACTCGTTCATCTCATGGTCGATCGCTGCCAGCCCACCCTCCTCACTCACGAACTGCCCACCTTCGCCTATACCTTTGACGACCTCGCCCAACTCGCCTTTCAGAACAGCCTCTTCACCTATTACCTTGAAGGCCGTGAAGAAGTCAGCGCCGCCACCGGCGTCACCCGCCTGCACCTCAGTCAGAGCGCCAACGCCCGCTTTGGTAACTGCCTGAAAAATTACGCCCCCGAGCGCCGTGGCCGCACTTGGGCCCTTCCCCACAGCTCCACCTTCCGCTTCCGTTGTGAGGGTGAGGGCCGCGCCCGCAAATACATCGCCACCCTGCATCTCACGCCACGCGCGCGGCTGCATTACCTCATGCTCGCAGAGGGCATCGGCATCGCCTCACTCAGTCAGGTTCTTGAGAGTCAGGGGCTCCCCGCCTTCGACCAGTGCGTCACTGACGATTACCTGCAGATCATCACCGCTTGGACCAGCCTTCTGCCCCATCTGCGTAGCCTCAATTAAAGGCTCCCAATTACCCACAGGACAGCGCTCCGTGCTCAGGCGCATCTTCGCCTTGGTGCATCCGCACGCCGCATGGCCACAGGCCCCGCCGCCACCATACGCCTCCGAGCGCCACCACTCGCAGCCGCTCTGGCACACCGCCAGCCGCCGCTCCGTTTCCTCCGCACTCACCAGCACCGCCTGCCCACGCACAGCCGCCACCACCACCCGCTGCAGCGCCTGCACCCCATGCACCACCCGCACCGGCATACTCGGCATCGCCGCACTTTGCGGTTCTATCACGCTTGCCTTTGGCTTGCGCATTGAGAGATATGCTTCCAAAGGATTCATGACTTGGTGACGTCGATATTTACTAAATTCATGTTCGTATTGCTCGGCGTTGTGAACGCAGCGCCGTAGGCAAAACATGAGCCGACCGCGATCGTTACCGACTGGTTTACATTGGCCCCACTCACCTTGATCTGCCACGTCTCGTCCACTTCTGGAAAATACGGCAACGACACCCGTATCCGAAACTCCGCATTTGCCCCATACACATAGCCATCCTCCGCCAACACCGTTTGTTCCATGGCATCGCCACCAGTGACCCTATCCATTCTTTTCACCAATTTTGTCTTGCCCGCCTCCACACCGCCTGCCATCGCCGCTGAGGTAGCACAAATACTTGTCATCGGCGTTAAAAGCTCGATTGCGTCCTGCATGTTCATCTGTTCGGCGGCGACATACGCTTGCTTGATTTTTCGATTATAATGAATCGTTAAAAGATCCTCATTATCTGGCATGTTTCCACCGTCCCTGCACCACGCCACCATCTCAGCCTTCCATGCCTGATGGTCCGCCAAATACTTTGCCTCAAAGTTCGCCAACTCTTGCTGCGCCACCTGCAAACGCCCCTGATAATAATTCATGTCCGTGGTATAAGCCGCTTTGGTTGCTTGATCTGATGCCGCCTGCGCCGCTAAACCCTGCGCCGTTACGTTGCCAAACCTGATCCCACATTTGTGCTCTTTGAGATAGCTCATGCCTTCCAAAGTTACATGCGCTCCCCATGGTAAACTCGACGGCGAAGGCAGGCTGTTAAGCTTCCCCTCCGCATACGTTTGCAGGGACGCATCCGTTGCCTCATCGGAGTAAGTGACCTCCCATGAGTAATCATTACTACCATGAGGCGGCTCCTCCATACTTTCCGACATCTTATCTGAAGTCGGCGTCTGAACAATCACCGACGGATATATGTATGCCTCATTGAGATAATCACTACCAATGGGTTGGGACCAGCTCCAAAAAACATTATTTATATACGCGCCGGGAATTACACCGTTAGCATTGTCCCTCGCAGAATCCGTGTCACATGGGTAAGTCGGTTGCGCAATCTGGTAAGACTCATTCCAAGATCCGCTCTCGCAGCCATCTGCATCCACACTCCAGTTCATGTTGTAATTTCCTGTCTCACAAAGCACCCAATCGCTCCCATCTTTCCTACGGTGATCATGCGTTGCTGTCGTGGAGCCGCTGCCCACATAAGTGATGTTACCCAACTCATCCTTCTCTTCCGAATACTCACGGTGGCAGTTCACATCAATATGCTTCTCAGTGCCCTCAGACTCGGCCTGATCCCACTTTGAATCCAGCACTAGAGCCCGCTTCTTATACAGCTCCCCACCACCACCAGGAGAATTAAAACCCTCAGCGTGTCCTTGAAATGATCGCATCCGGGACTCCAACGACCAAAAAGCACCCCCGCCAGGGCATTCATTGCACATCGTGTCATTTGGCACGTCCTCATTCACGCTATCTGCAGGCGACACCGAATGGCAATTAGCCGCCTTTTCCACCCAAGAATAGCCGCTCCCCAAACAAGGACTGATCGGTGTGCTCATACGTTAAGACCAGCCCATTGAATATTTTGTTTCCGTGCAGCTCATGTAATGAACAGACCGCCCAAACTGCCGGTTTTTGTTTTCCACTTGCTCCACACTCTCCACCCCGCCACCAGATGCTCCAGTGACTCTGACCAGTGGTAAATAGACCTTGCTCGGCGCGTTACTCGAAGAAAACCATGCCGTAGTAGGGGCCGGTAGAGAGGAACCACTCATTAAACTCGCCGACTGGACTGCTCCTTTGTTGTCCAGGCTCGCCTCCGCCCACACCCATACTGCCGAGCCTGCCCCCACGCTGAAAACATTATTCATACCGGAGGGCACCATCCCATTAACATGCCCACTCGTCAGCGTAAATTGAGACACCGTGCCATCTACAGGCGGCCCACGAAAGCGCCACGGGTGGTCCACGATTGGTGTGAACGTCAGTTGCCGCCGGAGATTGATCACCGCCCCCCCAGGTCCATTGCGCACTCGCACGCCCGCTCCACCACGCAGATTGCGCAATGACGCACCCTCCACTGCCAGCAGCGCCAGAGCATTCAGCCGCTCCGCCGTCACCGCCTCACGCAGCCGCGTCCCAGGCTTGGTGCTTTTTAGCTCATCAGAAAATCGGTAAGCACTCATGGTTTGTTAATAACTGTAAATGTCAGAGTCCCAGCCTCCAGGCCCCGACAGCAGCCATTCGTTTGATATTTCATAGACCACATTACTGCCGCCACTCGGTGACCCCCGCCGCTGATAAGTAAACCCCATGTTCAGCCAGTTGCGCCCGCCTGAAAACCCCGCAAACCCAGGCACCGAGCTTGTCACTCGGCCAAACCCTGCGCTGCTAGGAGATCCACCCGACACATAGTTCTCTCGGTAAGTCACCGTCGGTGCCAAAAACGATTCCAACCCGCCTTTCGGGTTCTTGCCACCCCCCGTCAGCACCGGCGCAAACCGCTCAAACACCCCACGAGCATTACTCGTGCTGACGGTTCCCGTGCTTGGGTCCATGAAGATCGCCCCATTGCGCGGCACCGCACTAGTGCCCGCCAAATGACTAACGAACCGCGGGTGCGTCTCAATCGGCTGTTCCTGCATCGAAATCACCATCTCATAGGTCGGGATGTTGTATTGAGCGGCCTCCGCGCCCGCATAGCGGCAGTCAGCTCGCATCCCATGCGGCGTTTGGGTGATGATTCGCGTCTCCATCCATAAATAATTACTCAACGGGTGCACCCTCCCCAGGGGTGGTAAATAAGCGCTCAGCGCCACGCCAGGCACGCCAAAGACCTCAAAACTCGCCTCGCCCTCGCTCAACCCATTGGATTTTTGCGACAGGCGCAGCGTGTTCGGCAGCGTGCTCGCTACATTTCTCAGCCCATAAACTTTTAGCGCCATATAGTCTGCTCGATTTGTCAATCACCACGCATTACCGCAGCATCGGCTCCTCTTGCCCCTGCGCCTCCACCGCTTTGATCAATCGGTCCAACCGGTCCAGCACCGCCTTAGGATCACCCCCACCATAAGTGCTGCCACCCCCACCAATCTTCGCCATTGAGTCTGAGACTGATCGCTCGCCCAGCGCCAACCCCAGCGCCCCGCTTTCCTTGTCCATCTCCCGCCCCAGCCGGTTGCGGTTAAACTCCGCCTGCGTCTGCTTGATCGCCTCCTCCTGGGTCAGTCCACTGTCCATCAAGGCCTGCTCCCGCGCTTTCCGCCCAGCCTCTTCCCGTGCCAGCGCTGCCTCTTCTTCCAGCTCACGCATCTTATCTCCCTTGCCACCCATTCGCGCCGCCTTAGCCCGTAGATCCAGACCTTCGGCCTTGAACTCACCTTTGCGACTTTCTTCGGCGATCTCTTTTTGTATGTCCAACCGCTGCTGATCCACATCCAGCATCCGCTGCCGCGCTTTGTAAGTCCGCTCATCCATATTCTCCAGCTCCACTGCCAGCATCAGTCGCTCACGCTCCGCATCCAGCGCCGCCTGCTCGCCCGCCAGTCGGCCAGCCATCCCAGCCTCCGCCGTCGCCGCGTCCAGCTCCACATTCCTCCCGCCGATTTCTGCCGCACGCCGCACCGCTTCGGCCTGCTGCCGCAGCCGGATTTCTTCGGGCCGATTCATCAAATCACCGCCAGCTTCCGCACGCCTGCGCTCCACTTCCGCACGCATCGCTTGCGCTGCCACTGGCGTCATCTCCTGACCCGCCGCCGCCGCCGCCAGTAGATCCAACGTCTTCCGCTGGTCCTCCAGCGCCACATTAAGTTCCTCCACCCGCTTGAGCTTTTGCTCATCCGCCCCCGCCGCCGCCGCTGCTTCATCGCGCGCCGCCTCTGCTGCCGCCACCGCCGCCTGCGCCGCTGAAAACGAATCCCACACTTTCAGCTTTTCCATCATCACAGCGATCTCACTGCCACTCGCCTTCGCCTGATCCATCGTCGCCGCCGTCAGGGCCTCCTCCTCCTGCTTCAAAACCGCCAGCTTCCCAGCCAGCAAATCAAGCTCCTTCTTAGCAAGCTCCGTTTTCGCAGTGTCTGTCTCAGTCACACCCTCTCCTGTATAGCCTCCCAGCCTCGCGCCAGTCGCGCCTGATGTTCCAGCACCCGTGGCCCCGCTTTTATTCTTCTCGGCTTCCCACGCCCGCATGCCCTCCGTGACCTCTGTTTGTTGGGTCCGGTTGCGGGCCAAATTCGTCTGCGCCTCCGCGCCGCCCTCGGTATAAGCAATCTGCCCAGCGATCTCCCGCGCCGCCGATTCCCGCCTCGCTAGCATTTCATCGGCCTCCTTATTCAAATCTCCTTCGAGCTCTCCTGGCGTCATTGTCTGCCGCCTAGCCTCCCGCTCGGCAGATCCCGTCGCCCGTTGATTGTCCTTCACTCTCGACATCGTTTCGACCACCGATTGTGGCATTTCCAATGTGGCTCGGTTGATCTGATCCAGATACTCTAAATGCGCCCTCAAATAAGCGATCCGCTCCGCCGCCGCCCGCTGTTGCGGTCCATTCCCCTCCACAGACGCCGTCGCCTGCTGCTCATAGGCTTCCCGTAGCTTGCCCAGCGTTTGCTGATAGCCCAAACTCAAATCGTCCAGCTTCTTGATTGCCATCGCCTGCGCTTGGAGTGACGTGACCAACGACCGTGTCGCCCCATCATACTCACGCACCGCTTCCTTCGCCCGCAGTGTTCGCCCATGCATCATGTCCAGCGCCGTCACCAGCACCAGCAGCGCCACCGCCAACAGCGCCACCGGTCCAGACAGCAGTAAAAGCAGTGACCGCCCCAGCATCGTCACCCCCAGCCGCGCCACCAGCGCCGCTCTGCCGAGTGCCACCATACCACCTACCAGACCCCACACTTTCACCAGCGCCATCACCGCACTCAAGCCCACAATCGCTGTGGTCAACACCACCACCCCACGCGCCGCCGCTCCCAGTGCCACCTGCACGGCCTTGAAACTCGTCACCCAGGCCAGGGCTTTATCCACCATGGATGACGACACATTGATCACTCGCGAAAAAGATTGCCCCAAATCCGCCGCCACTGGCGTCAGGTTCTTCATCGTTTGCGCTTGCGCTTCCAAAGAGGCTTTCTGTCCCTCAAGGAAATTCATGCTAAAAGCCGCCTGCATCTGGTCACTCGCATCACTCGCAGCCTGCTGCATCCCTTCCATGGTCCGACTCGTGAACTCCATAGTCCCGGCACTGCGCTTCAGTTCGCCCTCGACCACACCCCACACTTCAGCAAAGCCTGCCCCCGATGCCTGCAACTGCTCCAGCCGCGTGCGTGCTGTGCCGCTGATCACTCCCAGCTCGGCCAGTCGAAACAGCACCTCACCCACCGGCCTGCCCGCCGCCAGTCCATCATAGAGTCGGCCCACATACACAGCCATCCCCTCAAAATCGGTGCCTGCCTGCGCCGCTGCATCCCCCACCAGCGTCATCATCTCTTTCGTGCTCAGCGCCCCACGACCCATGCTTTCCATGACCCGGTTCCCCGCCACCACATCCTTCATGCTAAACGGTGTCTTCACGCTGAATGCCTGCATCTCGCGCACCCGTTGCTTGGCAGCATCCAGCCCTTTCAGCATCACTCGTAACTGGTTCTGCACCTTCTCCATGCTGGCCGCAGAAGCCATGCCCATCCCTGCAAAACCTTTGGTCAGTGACACCACCGCTTTGAGCGCGCTCAGGCTGGCTCCCGCCACATACGCCAGCGGTCCCAGCACTTTATGGGCAATCGCAAAGCCCACGCCATTCAGCGCCGCCTCAGCCTTGCTACCCCCCGTCACCAGCGTCATCAATGCCGCTCCCCCACCTTCGATGAGATGAGACTTATTGTTGTTCACCAGGTTGCGCAAATTTGGGGTCGCCATGCCCTACCCACCGCGTCAACGAGCCGTTGACACTCGGGCTCGCAGCTTCCGCGCCCGCACCAGCATTTCAGCCTCCGCCGACGGTTCAGGGTCGGTCATCGCCTTCGCGGCCTGCACCTTCGCCATCAGATCCTTGTCCTCACTCGTCACAAACTTCCGCCCTCCCTCCTGACTCGCCAGCGTCTCTTGCATCCAGCCCACCAGCGATGCCGGCCATATCCCCACGACCTCCCGCCACGGGTAACCCGCTCCGACCAGCCGCACCCAGCTATCCAAAAACGCCGGTGCATCCCGCCGCTGCCCTTGGCCTCCCTGCCGGTCCTTGATCATCATCTCCGGCTGCCGCAGGTTCGCCGCCACATACTCCGCCATCAGCGCCCATTGCTCCGGCAGCGTCCACCACCAGCGCAGCAGCAGGCATGTAAAACGCAGGCTTTCCCATCCCCGCCAGCTCCTTCTCCGCCGACTCAGCCACCTGCCCGCTGCCCACGGCTCCATGCTGCAAATCCGCGCCGCTAAATCCAGCTCCGGCAGATTCATTTTGCCCCCCGTCACCACCCCACTGCCCACCATCCGCAGCAGTTCCATGTGCAAGAGCGAAATCGGCTTCAACTTCCGCCCCAGCACCCGCCATTCGCCACCCTCACACCAGGCCAGTAAAGCATTGTCCAAATCAGGGTGCGATTCATCATTCATGCTGCTCCATCCCCGTCAACACCCGCAACCACCTACCCAAAAAACAAAGAGGCCGGGGTAACCAACCCCGGCCTCATCGCCCTATCTTTTCAACCACCGTCCATGGCCGCTAAGCCACAATTTGTGTGCCAGCCTGATCCGTGATCTGGCTGAAGCTGACTCCTGTGAGGGTGCCTGTCTGAAAATCATCCTTCTTCACGCCGAGCTCCGAGCCAGTGACGATGAACACATACGTCTGGTAAACAAACGTCAAACCTGGAGCCGCTGCGAACAAGCCGGCATTGCTGATGTAGCCATCCAGGCTGAACGACTTCTTGCTGCTCGTGTCCAGCGCAAACGCCACCGTGCGGTTATAAATATCTTTGCCTTCGGCCTCCACTTCAGGAGAGCGCGTGAAAGACAAACCTTGTGGGGTCAGCCCCAGTGTCGCAGCGATCCCGGCTGCTTCACCATCGGTGAAGCCATAGACGTATCCCTGATTGCCAAATTGTTTGAGAGCCATGCTTCGCGCTTTCTGTCAACACGCCCGCGCTCAGATCCACTACATCTCGACATCCGCTGTGTATGTCGCCCCACCTTCCTGCTTCTCCAGCACCCCACAGCCCACATTCAGCTCCAGCAGCGCCCCCACCTCATGCTCCGTATTGGCCTGCGTCACTTGCAGCAGCGTCAGCCCATACAGCCGCACTTCATGATCTTCATCCTCCGCTGGCCTCGGCAGCGCTTCCAATGCCAGCCTCACCGCCTGCACCAAAGCCCCAACGCCTGACTGCGGCGCCTCATCCAGCGCCATTGTCACCAGCAGATACACCTTCACATAAAACACCCCACTCTCAGGCGTCGTCTCCCGCGCTTCATCCGCCTGGATCAACCCATACGGCGGTTGCGCCTCAGGGTTCTCATGACTCAGCAGCCAGGTCACTTCCGCCACTCGTGTGCGCAGTTCCCCACCCAGCATTAATTCCACCCGTTGTTCGATCGTCGTCGTTGCCATATCTCGGCACTCCGCGTCAACAGGTCATCGATCTCTCATCGATCTCCCACTGGCCCACAATCCAGTTGCACCCCAGCACCACCCATATCCACCACTTTCAGCACTCGACCGCGCCGGGTTCCCCGTATCACGACCTTGCCTTTGAGAGCTTCCGCCCCCTCTGAAAACAGCACGCTCACTTGCAGCAAACTCAGGTGCACTTGAAACGTCACCCCGCTGTTTACCACACCCCCTTGCGCGCCTTTATGCACGCCTCCCGCCTCCACCTCACTCACCACCGCATTTAGAGACACCTCCGAGATCGTCACGGCCTCACCCATAATCGCCAGCGCGGACTCCGTCTCAGGAGCCCACGCTTGGTCAAAAATACTCAGAGCCATGACTGTGTGCCGTTAAGCCACCGCGCCACCTGCCACAATGCTCAGATTGATGGAAGTCGCGCTCAGCGCCACCCCGACTACGACCGTCACGCCACCAGCATCAGCCGGGGCTAGCTGTAATTTTCCGGGCGTCGTGTCCAGCACCAGCACATCTCCGGGAGCGATCACCACAGTGGACGTTGCTCCCGTGGTCAAGAGTGGATCTTTTTTCACCACCAAAACCGTCTGGCCCGCCGCTGCGGCGTTCACCACCATGCCATTCACCACCTTGGCCGCATCTGTGCCATTAGCATCAGACAACCACCACAGCCCTGTCGCTGCTGCGCGGTAAACGACATCTCCTGCTGAGATCGCTTCTCCAGCGACCCCGAGTTCTTTATCGGCTGAAATGCTGGGCTTGAGTCCGGTGCTTGAAAATACAACTGCCATAAAAAAAGTGAGATAAGTTGTTAGCTGTCTCAGCTCTCATCATGTCAACCACCGGTTACACCAGCGCTCCATCCACCCCAGCCGACCCAGCGCTTCCAGCGCCCCCATCTACAGCACTCCCACCGCCATCGCTGCCTGCCGCCCCATCTGCTCCGCCGCCGCCACCTCCCCCGCCTGCCGCGCCTAACCCTCCCACAGCAATGCCCGCGCCACCTGGAATGCCAGCTTCTCCGCCGATCCCACCCGTCAGTGTGCTTGTCATGACCGTCCAATTTCCCACATACACCGTGCTGCCCGCCGCCCCCATCCCACCGCCACCGCCCCCGCCTCCATTAGCATCCGCGTTACCGCCTGATCCACCACTGCCGCCATCGCCCGTTCCAGTATGATTGCCGCCAGGGCCACCGACTCCGCCCGCCGCATTGCCGCCACTCCCGCCAGCGCCGCCACTCCCGCCAGCGCCACCCATGCCAATGATTGCCCCGACCACGCCACCCGCACCCGCCAGCGACAGATTCCAAGCCCTGCCGCCATTGGAGCCCGTGCCTCCACCGGTGCCCGACGCGGAGGCGTGTCCCCCTGACTCTCCACTGGCCGGTGGATCTCCAGCCGCTCCAGCGCTTCCATAGTTGCCCACCACCGTGCCTCCCGAGAAGCCAGGCTGTCCCGGCATTCCATACCCCCCAGGCAGCATGATTTGCCCAATCACGGTCTCCGCATCCCCCGTCACCAGCCCCGCCGATATGACACCCCAAGCATCGTTCGGCTGCTTTTCCAGCACGGGGATCCCCACCTTGATAAGTGTCAGTTGCGCGCCCGTCTTTGACCCCAAAGACACTGGCCCCGTGCCGCGCACCGTCGCATCATAAGACCGCAGGGTTAAACCGTGAGTCAATAATCTGTCCAGCGACGCACTGAAATCCAAGTTGGTCTGCGTGTCCGTCATCAACCAAATCGTCGTCCCCCTACTCGGGTATGCCGCTTCCAGTTCAGTCGCTGCTGCGTTCAGGCTGTAATATGGGAAATTAATGTTGCCCACCCCTCCAGATGCGTCACTCCCCACATTGCTCACAAATACCTCTCCAGGGTAGGTCACTGAAAGAGCGGTCACTTCTCCACCCGCCACCCCTTGTAAATTTACGGCGTGGTCACTCAGCGTGACTCCCACCACGTTCACTGAAAAGCCCAAGCCTACTGGAAACACTTCCAGCTTGCCCTTGACGCCACTCAGCCAAATCACTTGCCCCGATCCAAAGTTTTGTCCCGTCGTCACGCCCGTTTCTAAATTCAGGTCGCGCATCACCACCACTAACTTTTGGCCTGGCACTGCCGCATTCAGCGCCAACCCGCCACACACTCGCGACGCCGCCGTCGGTCCGTTCGCATCCGCCGTCCACCACAACCCCGTCAGCAGAGATTGGTAAACCGCGTCTCCATACGCAATAGATTCGCCGACACCCCCTACGGTAATGTCGGCGTCCTTACTTGGCTTGAGTCCATCCGCTGCAAAAATAATGTTGGCCATGCCAACCTGCGCGTGTCACTTCAAACCCAAAATCCGAGAACTCTTGTCGCCGTCACTCGCACTCAGTGCCACCCATCCAGCGACAAATTCAGCCTTCGCCAGCATCAGCATGTCAGGTGAAACCACCGCCACCGATCCATTAGCGATCCCATTGAGGTGATCCAGCACCACCAGGGTCGCGTGACCGATCAATACCGCTCCACCCAAACTCGTCTTCCAGTGCACCAGCGCCGAGTGCAAATACCGTGTCAGTAATTTCAAAAGGTAGTCCATCATCTTCATGCTGTGTGTGTCCTGATTTCGGTTACTCCGTTGCCTCAGCCGTCTTCAGCAGTTCCCTATTCCGCGCCTGCGCTTCCCGCACATGGCTGCCCGTCACATCACCGATCTTCACCAGATCCATGAAAGTTAGACCTGTTTTATTGATCAGCAGGATCTGCCCCTGCTCACTGAATCGTTGCACCGCTGCACAAGCATTCAGCATCAGACAAACAAATACCAGTAGGAGAATTGAGGGCCATTTCATGCCTCACTCCCCGCGTCAACTTTAACACCTCGACTCAGTGCTTCATTTTATCGTCCACCGCCGTCTTCACGAACGTGCGGAAATGATCCACCTGCTCCTGCGTCAGATCCACCAACCGCTCCAGACAACTCGCTTGCCTATCCACCGACTCCCGCATGGAGTCTTCCCTCTGCCTCGATTCTAACTTGTGATTGTTTTGCATCACTTGCATCTCCTGCTTGTGGTCTTTCTGGGACTGCAAAAAAAGCCTCGAAATGTAGATTAGCGCCACCCCTAAAACCACCTTCAAAGTCATCTCATCCCAACCCTTCGTATCAGACATTAAATCTGCCAGGAAGGCACCGCCGCCGATCACCGTCGCGCCCAGTAGTTTTGTCTGAAAAATAAATGCGTCGATGTCTTCAAACATAAGTGCCTCCTTCTAGTTTTTCTCTGACCACCCACGCCACTTGCTTGCGAAAACGATACAGCCGCACCCTCTCCGCATTCGTCATTTGCGGGTTCCAGATCACACTCGCTTCCGTCACCCCACACTCCTCCAGCACGCGCGCTACATCCACCCGCTCCGCTGCTTGGTCGGGCGTTTCTCCAGAATGAGCCACCGCCGCCACCGCTTGCTCCAGCTCTAGGCACTCACCGCCCAGGATGCGCCGCCGCCGCTGCTCCCGCCGCCGTGCTTCCAAGATGAGCCAGTTCAACTTCTGCTGCAGCCACGGCCGCAGATTCCGGCTCATGTCCATGAGCTTCAATTCACCTCTTCGGAAAATTCCCAAAAACAACTCCTGCACATGATCCTGCGCACTCCCCAGATCGCAGCCCCAAGCCATCGCATGCGTCACCAACCCCGGCCGGTGCTCTGTGTAAATGTCAGATAATACACACATGGTTATTCAGCACTACGGCTCGTATCCACAACTAACAGAGTTGGACTCCACAAGGCCATCGTAGGTTCCACCACTGCCATCAGCGTATGTGTAGAACATGTCATAACCAGAGCAGTAGCTACTTAGCACAGTGCCTGCTCCTGGTGGTGGCGGCGGTGGTGGTGTATAGCCGCAGTCAAGAGAGTTGGACTCCACAAAGACCGGAGCTGAGCCACCCGATCCATCCGCAACGGTGTTGTATTTGTCGGTGCCGTCGCAAGTGAACCCAAGGACGGTGCCTGCTCCTGGTGGTGGCGGCGGCGGTGTGTAGCCGCAGTCAAGAGAGTTGGACTCCACAAAGACCGGAGCTGAGCCACCCGATCCATCTGCAACGGTGTTGTATTTGTCGGTGCCGTCGCAAGTGAAACCAAGGACGGTGCCTGCTTCTGGTGGCGGCGGCGGCGGCGTGTAGCCGCAATCAAGAGAGTTAGACTCCACAAAGACCGGAGCTGAGCCACCCGAGCCATCCGCAACGGTGTTGTATTTGTCGGTGCCGTCGCAAGTGAAACCAAGGACGGTGCCTGCTTCTGGTGGCGGTATGTAGCCGCAGTCAAGAGAGTTGGACTCCACAAAAACCGGAGCTGAGCCACCCGATCCATCCGCAACGGTGTTGTATTTATCGGTGCCGACGCAAGTGAAACCAAGGACGGTGCCTGCTTCTGGTGGCGGCGTGTAGCCGCAGTCAAGAGAGTTGGACTCCACAAAGACCGGAGCTGAGCCACCCGAGCCATCCGCAACGGTGTTGTATTTGTCGGTGCCGACGCAAGTGAAACCAAGGACGGTGCCTGCTGCTGGTGGCGGTATGTAGCCGCAGTCAAGAGAGTTGGACTCCACAAAAACCGGAGCTGAGCCACCCGATCCATCCGCAACGGTGTTGTATTTGTCCATGCCGACGCAAGTGAACCCAAGGACGGTGCCTGCTTCTGGTGGCGGCGGTGGCGGTGTGTAGCCGCAATCAAGAGAGTTGGACTCCACAAAAACCGGAGCTGAGCCACCCGATCCATCCGCCACGGTGTTGTATTTATCGGTGCCGTCGCAAGTATACCCAAGGACGGTGCCCAATGGTGGCGGCGCGGCAGCAAACCGATATGGATTCAGGAGATTCATGCGCGGGTGCCAATGAGTGTGACTTTGTAGCCTGCGCCCGCTTCGGTGCTGCCGATCTGGTCGATGATAAAAGTCAACACAGCATTGTCCTCCAGTGTATTATCTGAGAGCGTGCCAGGGACAGCCCCACCGACTGAGGTGGTCTCTGAGATGGCAATCTGCGGACTCACGCTGAAGATAGTCGTGCCTGCCTCCTGCACGTCGATGATCGCAACAGATCCCGTAGGCGCCGCGACACACTCAATGCGCACACTCGTCACCGTCATCGCATACGGCACACGCCAAGTGACTTTAGTGCCAGTCGTTGCCGCAGATGTTTCGTCACCTAGCGCAACGGAAAACTCAACGGGCATCCCGACAAATGAGCCGCCTGCGCGGTAGTAGCGCTCATCAACACGCAGATCCCAAACCGCAGCTTCTTCGGTCGCATCGCTGCACACCCATTCCCGGCCATCCTCATGCACCCATCGTGATCCGACGCGGAATCGTAGCGAATCTTTGGCGTCATCGTAAATCGTTGGGGCACTAAAGTTCATCCGCACCTCGCGAACGCCGCCCGCACTTTGGTCGTAATACCACTGCCTCCCGCCTTCCCAGCGTTGCCGGTAATCAAGGGAACAGACCTGCTCGATGCCGCCTCCAGAGCCCATGCTGCCATAGCTCGGATCTCCAGCGGCGAGGAATGAGCCGTTGTCAAAGTCAATAGGGATACTGCCGCCGACTCCATCGTTACCTGCTGGGCCTTGCGGACCTTGCGCGCCATCGTTGCCTGCTGGGCCTTGCGCGCCATCGTTGCCTGCTGGGCCTTGCGGACCTCCATATTCACCCTGCGGGCCTTGCGGACCTTGATCGCCCTGTGGGCCTTGTGGGCCTTGCGGACCTTGCGCGCCATCGTTGCCTGCTGGGCCGCCGGGGCCTTGCGGACCTTGCGCGCCATCATTGCCAGATGGGCCGCCGGGGCCTTGTGGGCCTTGCGGGCCTTGCGGGCCTCCATATTCACCCTGCGGGCCTTGCGGGCCATCGTTTCCCTGTGCGCCTTGCGGACCTTGCGGGCCATCGTTGCCTGCTGGGCCGCCGGGACCTTGCGGACCTTGCGCGCCATCGTTGCCAACTGGGCCGCCGGGGCCTTGTGGGCCTTGTGGGCCTTGTGGGCCTCCATATTCACCCTGCGGCCCTTGCGGTCCTTGATCGCCCTTTGGGCCCTGCGAGCCATCGTTGCCTGCTGGGCCTTGTGGGCCTTGTGTGCCTCCACCTACGCCAGCACCATCAAGCCCAAGATTTTCCACCGCCTGCTCTTGCTGCTCCGTGGTCAGTGTCTGTGGGCCGTCGTAGCGCACAAATCGTGCATCACACTCCGGCAGGCTGGTGGCGGGTTCGGCGTTCTCGGTCGGGTTACCTTCACTGTCTCCTGTGCTCACTTTTCGTAGCAACGTCAGTTGCAAGTCGTCACTCGCCTCCCAATCGGTCGCTCCAGGGATCTTCCACAAAATCTCTCCAAAGACCGCCAGACTCTGTTTGAGCGGGTGCTCGGCCAGTAGGTCCACCACGGCCACGGTGTTAAAACTCAGTCTGCCCGTGTAGAATCCTTGAGCCACACTTGCCGGCACACTCAACTCCGTCATCTCTGCTAGCAGCGTGCCACCCTTGGCATCACGCACCACCAGTTTAATCTCCGTGCCAGCGGGCATCCCATACGCTTCCCCCACTTCAATCCAGCGAATCTCGACACGCTCTCCAGTCAGCGCTTTGACTTGCTGCTGGTAACCACCCGCCCTGGCTGGCAGCTCTGCACTCACTGTCCCATCCATTAAGTTAATAAAACAACGCATACCTTAATCCTCTGCGTCAACCCACAAAAAAGCGCCGCCAGTTTCCCGGCGGCGCTGCTGAATAATCCTTCGCTTGGCGATTAAGCCCACTGCGTCGTGATGCAGTAACCCTCGTTCACATCGGTGATCTTCTCAGTGCTGTTCTGGCGCACGCGCATGATGTCGCTGCGGTTCGTTTCATCGCGGTAGGACTCCGCGACATACAACCCGCTGGCATCTTCGGTCCAAACGACCGTGCGGCCAATGCCGCCTTCGCTGAACTCGCCGCTTTTCAGGTTGGCCAGCACGATGGTGCTGGTGCCCCAAATCGCGCCAAGGGAGAGCGTTGCGCCCTTCTTAGCCGTGTTGCGACTGCGGGTGCCGATGAGCAGTTCCTTGACCTCAAGGGCTTCCGCCAGTTCACCCAGCGTGAGACGCTTGTTGCCGACGTTGGCATGGTTGCCGAACACATAGGACAGCAGCTTGGCCGAGCGGCGCAGGCGGTCAAACACCACGTTGCTCATGATCAGGCTCATGTCTTCCTGATTCACGCCACGGGCGGTCAGGTATTGCTTGGCTTCCTGGATGTCGCGAGCCAGGTCAATGGTCGCCAGATTGGCTTCCGTGTAGGCCACGACGCTGTTGGCGGCTTGGAACCCGCTGTTGGCGGCGATCATCACCTTCGTCGCCACGCGCTGCTCATAGGCCAGCGCGGTGTTGCGGCGGAGCTTTTGAGCGGCGGAAACTTCCATGTCGAAGAACTTCTTGACCTTGCGGGCGTCGGTTTCATCGACGGCTTCTTCAAGGCCACGGTCTTCGCAATCGAAGGTGTCCCATTCGTAGCTGCGATTGATGCGCTTGTAGCCGGAGCCTGGAGCGCGTTTGGTGTCGGTGTCAGCGTCCAGAAGGCCGCCGTTGCCGATGTTGTAGCGCGGGTAGCGCCCAGTGGGTTCGTCGCTGGAGTAAACCCCCAGGACCTTGTCGCCGATCAGGCCTTTGTCTGCTTCGCGGGCCTGTTCAAGCAGGACGCGGATGTCAGAACGGGAGACGGCTGCTGTGTTTGCGTATGCCATAATTTTAGATTCTTTCGAGTGTTTGCAGTTGCAGTTTCAGTTTCCCGATCAGTTGAAGACGACGCGGATGATGGTGCCGTCAGTGGTGCTCGCTTCGAGCGCCTGACCGATCTTCGGCAACAGGAGATTAAGAGTGGCCGTGACGGCGATGTTGCTGCCACCACCGGATTCCACGGCGATGGAGAGACGCACATAACGACGGGCCGTTGGGGCCAGCGCAATGTTTGTGGTCAGCGCTGCAGAGCCTTGGCTCGTGGCAACGCCGGTGCGGGTGATGGCTGGCACACCCGCCATCGTGGCAAAAGTGATGTCATCGGCACTGTCCTGCACCGTGAAGGTCGCAACCTTGGTGTCCACCAAAGATGGCAACGCAGGGATGGCGACTTGAAGCTGAATGCCGTTCACCGGATTCACCGAGAGGTCATGGCTGGCAGTCACCGCGGTTGCGGCGGCGGCTGGCATGGCGATAGCGGCAGCCACTGCGGCGTGCTTGTCGATCTTGCCCAAGGCCGCGCCCTGGATGGCGTCACCTGCGGCGATGGCCGAAGTGCCATTGTGAGTGGCGTAGTGGCTGCCGTTGCTGCGGACATGAACGCCCACCGTGTTGGCGGACGGCTCACTGCCGTTGAAGTCGGCCTCGCTGCTGCCCATGAACTGCTGGGCAGCTCCGGCATGAACGGCGTTACCTGCCACGTTGGCGATTCGGCGGCCCATCGTGATTGCCACGCCGGTATCGGCCACCAGACTCAAAACATTGGAATGCTGCATATATGTGTGTTTTTTGTGAAAGTTTGTGTCTCTGGATTACAGGTTCGTGACGCCCTTGCCCTTCTGGTGCGCGGTGTAGTCACCAGGGTAGGTGCCGATGGCAAACTTCATGGCCTCAGCCTTGGCTGAGAACTCCGAAAGCGTCGGTTGGCTCTTGCGGATCTCGGTGAACTTGGTCGCCACACGCTTCTCAAAAGCGGTGCCTTCGACTTCGCTGCCCGATTCATCGAACATGATCTGCTCTCCACGGCTGGACAGTGCCACTGGCGCGCCAGCCTGATACTCAGATACCAACTCACGCAGCGCCTCATTCTCAGCGGCCACGGCTTCAAAGCGCGTGATCAACTCAGCCTGCTTGGCTTCGATCTGGCTGAACATCGTTTGTTCGGCAGCGCGTTTCTTGGCCTGCTTCTCACCGGCCAGCTTGGATTCAAGCATGTTGATGCGATTCTCAAAGTAGGTGATCGGATCGCGGCGGCTCAGCTCAGCTTCGGCAGCTTCAGCAGCTTCGCCTTCGCCTTCGCCTTCGCCTTCGCCTTCGCCTTCACCTTCGCCTTCGCCCGCCTCTTCGGCCAGCACCAGACCGCCCTCGCCGTCTTCGACCAGCGTGCCGTTGTCGATCAGTTGCTGAATCTCAGCATCAGAAAGTTCGGATTCAGCGCCTTCTTCTTCTTCACCGCCAGCTTCCATCGCGTCGATACGCTCGTTGATGCCGGAAATTGCTTTCATGAGGTCCGCCATCGTTGGTTCGGCGGCTGTCTGTTGGGATTGTTCGAGGGTTTTAGCCATGCCCTTCTCGGCGCTGTCAACACCCAAGGCATTACCTTCGGCAAACATGCCGCCTGGATTCGCCGCTGGACTCGCCACCAGATCGGTGCTCACCAGCTCGGTGCAGCGGGCATGGCGCGTGGCTCCCGCCTTCAACGGCACCTTGCGACCGCCTGCTGCCAGCGTGTAGTATTCCTTGGTCTTCTCATCCTGAAAAATGGTCTCGCCATCCGCCGTTTCGGGCTCGCCGCGAAACGCCACACTCAGGCCAATGCTCGATGGCATCCGCTCGGCCATCTCCAGCAAATGTTCGGTGGTGGCATAGGTCCGCAGCAAGTGCCAGTCACCCCGCACCTTGTCGCCATCCATGCGGAAGTTGGTCAGGAATCCATTCACGGCATCGACGCCGCTGCCGTGATTCGTCTTCACCGGCACCTGGCCCATCTTCTTGGCGCAGAGAAAAATCTGTTTCAGCGTCTTCGCATCCACCTCCAGCCCATGACCTTTGGCGGTCAGGCTGCCAGTGATCATGCTCACGCCGGTGATGACGGCATTGTCGGAATCAACGGCACCATCGGCACCGAACGTCGAGAAAGTATAAAGGGGTTTGCTCATAGCAAACCCCGCCCATTGTCAATTCATGCTCGCCATCCCCAACTTCACCGCTCTGGAATCCGAACTCATCCTCGCCTTCCTCATCCTCGCCTGGCTCGCCGCCGCCCTCTGGGCCTTAGCTCACCAAACCCGCCGCTCCTGTCATTTGTCATTTTCCCCTACTCCCCCTGCATCCGCCGCCGCTGCATGTAAGCTCCTGCCCCCGGCTTCTCCGACGGAGATTTCATGAATCCCTGGCCACGCCCGCCACTGTTCTTCGACACCACCGCCCCCCGCAGCTTGTGCAGACCACCGCCCGCTGCCTTGAGCCCTTGGCTCACCAGTTTGCGCCCACCGCGCGTGCCAACCAGCATCCCCGCTCCAGCCAGTGCCGCCGCACCCGCACCTGCCACCAGCGCCTTCTTCCCGTAAGCCTGCCGCATCGTCACCGGATCTGCCCCACCCGTCGCCGCCCCAACAAACTGCCCGTCATTGTCACGCGAACGGTCGGAGAACTCGGAGAACCCGGTTCCCTTGAGTTGCTTATCCAACTGCGCACGCTCCTTACCCTTCAACCGCTCCAAGCCCCAACCGATATGAGGTGTTTTAGAGGGTGAAGATTTGTGCCATTCCTTCTCCGCCTTTTTCGTGGAACGAATGTCGCGGATCGTGTTCGCCACATGGCGTGAACTCGGAATTGGATGGCTCCCTGGGGTATTTCCCTTCCATGTTGATTGTTGCCGTTGCGGAATCCGATAATGTTTCAGCAAATCGGCAGGCGGCTTCCCACCGTGAACCAGCTTCAATGCCTGATCCCCACGCGCCAACTCCGTCAGCGCCCCATCCAACCGCTCCAGCATCACGGCTTTCGCCGCGCCTGGCTTGCTTTCCTTGGCTTTGGCTTTCGCCCCGGCCTGCGGATCGAAACTGCGGATCTCCACATCCATGCCATACTTGGTTTTGCCGTCCCGATTGCTCATGTTGCGGCCGGTGATCTTGTATTCGACCAGCGCCGTGCCTGTCTCCGGCACCCCCATCACATCATCCTTCACCCGATTCACATACAGATTCGGATACTGCACCTTCGGCGTCTTTGAGTCGCCGAGCGATGATGGCATACAGCCGTAGCTATCGTCATAGGTGAAGCCCAGATCGAGCTTGTCGAACTGCGTCAGCAGCCGGGAGAGTTGAGTGAGGGAAGTCATGTCAGGAAGGATGAAGGATGAAGGATGAAGGATGAAGGTTACCAGTCCGTTGGCTGGATGCCGCGTGCTGGCCCTGCCTTATTTGATTTGCTCCAACGCATCATCGCACTATCCGCCTTGCTTTTACGCTTCGGCACAAGTGCGTTGTTTTTTTTCATCAAGACGTCTGCCTCAGACATGTTGCCAGCCCGTGCGGACTTGAGCATTTTGCGCGAGATTGACTTCATGACACGGTCTGTCTTCTGATAGCCCAACTCCACCAGCGCCCCATCCAACTGCGCTTCGAGTTCGACCAGACGTTCAGCACTGGAGAAACGCACGCCTTTGAGAGCGGCCATCGCGGCCTTGCCAATTCCCAGCTTCGGTTTCTTCCAGCCCATGCCCGCCGATCCCGCCATGCCCGCTTGCGTGGCCGACTTCAAATTCTGTCCATACGCCCCGACACGCGCCGCTGCCGGTGCCGCTGCGGCCTTGACTTTGTCCACCATCGGACCTGCCACTGCCCTGAACTTGTCCGCACGCTCGACGCCCGCCACCTTATTCAGCGCCTGATTGCCCACGGCTTTGTAGGCGTCACGCGCCCGCACCGGACCAGCCTCACTGGCACGGTTCATGATGCTCTGATGCCCGTAAAGACCAGCCGCCCCCACCAGTCCCGCGCCTGCCACTTTTTTGAGACGGCTGTTGCGCTTCTCACGCTGCTGCGCCTGCCACGGATATTCACCACTGGCATTCGCCGCCAGTGAAAATTGATTGAGTGCCCCATTGAGCTGGGAGGAAAGTTGGATCAGCTGCTGTGTGTTCATAGAAAAAGTGTGTCCGTCAGTTTGGTTCAAGTTGTCAATCGGCTCGTCATTCGTCATTCGTCATTCCCTCACGCCGCCGTCCTCGGATGCAGTTGAATCGTCGGCCCGCCACCATTGCTGGCTTTAGGCTTCACCGCCGCTTTCGCCGCCCGCATCTTGTTCACCTTCTGCAACGCGGTGCGGACCTTCGCCCGCTCCGCTTGCACAGCCGAGTTCGTGACACTCGCCAGCTTCTTGCCGCCGAGTTTCTTCATGACCGCCGCCGTTAGCCCGCTGCCGGCCAGCGCCGCACCCGCCCACAGCTTGCGCTCGTTGTCGATCTTCTCATACCACTCCTTCGGCCTGCGCTCACGCCCCTGGCTGCCCGGTGCAAACACCCGCGCCGAGCGACCCCGCGCATCCCGCAGATCCCAGCCGTGATCCAGCGGATCATTGAACGATGTCACCCGCTGCGGCCACGCCGAAAGCCCCAGCGTGCCTGTGCCTGCTCCTGGCTGTGCCTTCGGTTTGCGCACCCGTGGCTTGACCACTTCCAGCGGTTTCGTTGCGGCTGCTTTGGCAGCGGCCGCCCGCTGTTTCAGTGACTCGGCTTGGGCCTTGATGTCTGCCGCAATCTCCGCTGCTGTGCTCTGCTTCTTGCCCGTCTGCGCTGCCGCATGGGCCGCCGTGCCCTTATCAGGGAAGGCGTCTGGCATGACCTTGTTCACGGCGTCTTTGCCTTTGGCTTTGAGCGACTCCACCCCGCGCTGAATCTTGGGGAATTTGCGATACGCCAGCCCTGTCGCCAAGATCGCCCCACCCGCGATGAGCTGGTTGCGCTTGCGCTGGAACCATGGCTTCTCCCACTCGCGCTTTTTCTCGCGACCCCAGGCATCCTTCTCACGCTTCTCGCCCTTGACGTGCTTGACCACATCCCGCGCCAGACCACCGCCGCGCTCTGCGACCATGCGCACGGTGTTGGCCTTGCGCATGATGCTGCGCCCGACCTGCCCCGTGGTGGCTTCCAGCGGATTGTCTTCAATGCTTTTCATCCCTTCCTGAATCCGCTTCACGGTGTCCGGCTCAAACTTGCGCGACCCCGTGCTATGATCCTTCAACATCTTGCGCATCCGGTTGTAGTCGTTCACGTCACGTTTGCGATAACCCTTGGCCTTGCCGGTAAACGTGTCCCAGGCATCCACATAACGACCGCCATGCAAATCCGCCTGCTGCTCACTGCCACCGAACTGCGTCTCAGGTTTCGCCTTGCGCCCGATCATGCCACCGACCGCGCCACCGATCGCCGGTGCGCCATTCTCGATCGCATAAGCTCCGGCCCGCGCCCGACGCTTGGCCCACTTGCCCAACGGCTTCTCAGGATTGCGCCGCAACAGCGCACGGTAAATCGGTGCCCGCACCTTGCCGCCCAGCATCGCCCCCGCCACCGTGCCGATCGCGGCCCCGATGACGTTGAACTGCGTCAGCTTCATCTGGCCCGCTGGCCCGACCTCCAGCACGCGCAGCTTCTTGCCGATGTGCACGACCTTCTTCGCCCAGCCTGCTGTGGGTGCCGCTGCCGCTGCCTTGGCTCCGCGACGAAACCCTCCCTTAACCTTGGCCGCGTAGCGTTTCGGATCACGCAGCGGTTGCGTCAGATCCCCATAGATGCGCCCCACATCCGCCCCGATGCGTGTGGCGTTGCGGACGTTGCCCGACACTGCTTTCGCTTCCCGCACGGTCGGTGCCACAGCCTTCACGACCTTGCGACCCTGATGCACGACATACCCTGCCGCACCCGCCGCCGCTGCCGCACCGCCCAGCACGGCGATGTCTCGCGCCTGGCTCAGCTTGTCACGCTTCGGTGCGACCTCAAACCGCGTCAGCTTCCGCCCATCCGCCCACAGTTTAATCTGGCCGATCTTCTTGGCTCCCACCGCAATCTTGCGACCTGCTTTGGCAATGCCGCGATTCATCGTCGCCGCTGGCTGCACGGCATCATTCACCGTGCCCAGAGTTTCCTTGGTAGTGATCGCTGCTTTGCGCCAGCTCTTGCCAATCTTACCCGCCTGACGCAGCCCGACATTCGCCCGCGCCAGCGTCCGCCGCACAGCCGGTGTCAGATCGGCCACCGCCTTCTGCCCCTGCTTGTAGAGACGGTGGCCACCGTAGCCCGCGCCACCGATCAACCCCAGCGTGCCGACATCCTTCGCCAGCCCCAGCTTGTCCCGCAGATCCCGCGTCCGATTGCTCTCCGCAAACTCGGTTTTTTCTTTCGCGGGTGCCAGTCGCGATACTAGCTTTTTGTGAACCTTCACCGCGCCAGCCCCAATCAAGGCACCAGAGAGCCCACCCAGCGCGGCCACACCCCCCAGCAGTTTCGCGTCCTTTTTGACCTGCTTGCCCACAAACTTCATGAGCTTGGACGCCGCGACCCGCCGTTCATTCCTGGTGACCCCTCGGCCTTTCAACGTGTTCCACAGTTTCCCAGCTTTAGGCGTGCTATGCACGACCGCCGCCAGTCCGCCCCCCGTCATGGAGGCACCTAAAGTCGCCGCGCCAATCTTGGCTCCCGTTTTTTCCGCCGCGTGCTTATCCTCAGCAAACTCCGTGAGACGCTGCCCCGACTCGCAGTTCCAGCGCTTCAAAGCCGCGCCCTTCGGCGTGAGTTGACCACCCTTGCTGGTGGCTCCCTGCATCCCGCCCATGCGGGCACAGAAGCTGGCGCGACGGCCCGCCTCTTTGCTGCCTGCCTTGAGCTTGCTCGGTGCCGTCGTCACCGGACCTTTGAGATTGCTGCCGTGCTCGCGGTTGTAGCTCTTGCGGAATGCATCGTTCAATCCTCCCGTGCGCGCATGACGCTTGGCATTATAACCCACGAAGGGCTTGTCGGCGAACTCCGTGGTCTTCCCTGTGCTCAACCTTGCCGGGGTCAGATCCAACACGTTCAACGAACTGGTGATCGCGCCGCGCTCGGCTTTCGCCAAAAAGTGATGGCCATCGACAATGCGGTCGTTCATGAGCAGGATGTATTTGCTGCCGGCCTTGATCTTGCCGTTCACTTCCTCCCACGCGCGACTCGCCCGCAGCGTGCCCAAGGCCTTGCGTGCCGACTTCAAATTCTCAGCATCCGCCTTGCCGATCAGTTCCGTGACGGTCATGCCGTAATGCACCAGCGGTGTGCCCGCTTTCGCATCGACAAAGCGCGTCACCTCACCCTGCACGTCTTTCGGCAGGGACTTGAACGTCATGTCTTCGATGAACGCGCTAAATCCATACGAGCTTGCCTGGCGTGTCTGCCCAGGAATACGTTCCCGCTTGTTGAGTTTTAGCCATTGAGCGGCTTTCTTTGACGTGCCGTTGAGATTGCGTCGTGGAATCTCCACCCGCAAAAAGCCCGCATCTGCGCTGGCACGCCGAAGGAAATCACCCCTCGAAAACTTCCAGTCGCCGCCGCTGCCAACACTGTCCACGGTCTCACTGCGCTTGCCTTTATTCGTCGCCCCCAGCACCGCGCCCGCCACGCCACCCGCCCGTGCGCCATGCACGTTCACGGTGCGCTTGCGTGTGCGTAGCAGCCGCGCCAGCGCCAGTGGGATTTTCACTTTGCCATCGAGCACCATGCTACCGAGATAAGCCCCGGCGGTGCCGGTGATGAGCGCATTGCGGGCACGATCGCCGCCTGAAATTTTGGAGTTGTCAGCCATGTTGGCCGCTCCACGTCAACCCTTAACCAACGACAGGATTACAAGCCTGTGAGGATGAACAAGATTTTTCTGACCTGTTAATCCTGCTTATCCTGTAAATCCTGGAACCCTCACTCCACCTTCCACGCCTCAATCCTCTGATGCACAAACACCTCCCGCCTCAGCCTGCGACTCATGGTTTCATGCCAGACATAGGTTTCTTTGTGGATCACCACCCGCCGCGCAAACGGTGGATCTCCTCCCGGCTCACTGGCGGGCACCAGGGCAAACTCGGCGCCATCCTGCAATCCTCCATAGCACACGCCTCTCGGCACCTCTGGTTTTTCAATTTTCAATTTTCAGTTCTCAGTTTACTCGCTCGCAGACTCGATGTGGGTCAACCAATCCTGGACGGTGAGGAGTTTTTCAGCTTCGTCGTCAGCGATGTCGATGCCGTATTCCAGTTCAACGGCCATGCAAAGTTCCACTACATCAAGGGAGTCCGCCCCTAGTGCTTCGAGTTTAGCATGAGGGGTGACGGCGGCTTCATCCACGCCGAGCTGCTCAACGATGAGATCAGTGAAGTAGATGCGGATTTGATCAGGGGTTTGTTTCATGGGAGTTTGGTTCTCGGTTCGTAGTTCGCGGGTCTCCGTCAGAACGGTATGTCGTCACCCTCACGCGGCTCCGCTGTATTCATCGGCCCTGTCTCCGACGGTGTCGCTGGCTTGACCCGACTCGGCGCCCCGCGCTGAGTCTCCATGCCAAACATCTTCACCCGTGCCGAGCTGGTGCCCTTCTCCATCTGCTGCCGCGCCAGCGTCGCCAGCACCGGATTCAGCGCATCGACATGCAGCCGCACCTCGCTCCACTTGTTGCCTGCGTTGTCGGCGAACTCCATCACCACCCCGATCTCACGATACTCGACGGTGGGTTTCTCTGCGCCTTGTTTGGAATACTGCCCCACGGGCAGCGCCAGTCTGTGTGTTACTTCCGCCATAAATTTTCAGTTTTCAGTTTTCAGTTCTTGGTCCTCTACCTTCATCCTTCATCCTTGCCCCTCACGGCACCACCATCTCCGCTTCCGCCAAATCCATGCCATAGCTAGCCACGAGCACCGTCACTGCCTGCTCGCGAGTCAACTCCCCTGCGTTGAGTTTTTTCATGATGTCCAGCAAGCCCTTCACCGCGTCCTTGCCATGCACCGCTGCCAGCCCTGCGGGCACCGGCCCCTGCTCGGCTCCAGGCATCTGCTCCGGTGCGTTCTCATCCAGCACCGGCTGCTCGGCGTCCGGCTCCCCGCGCGTCTGCATCGCCGCCATCAGTTGCGTAGCCTGTGGGAATCGCTCACTCTGCAACTCAATCGGCACGCCGGTCTTGGCGGCTGTGGCCTGACGGATGTTCATCTCCCGCGCCTGCGTGTCGCAGAGTTCCTCAAAGTCCCCACCCAGCTTGCCTTCGACCAAATCACTCAGCGCCAGCGCCCCGACGTTCAGTAGTTGGATGTCCGCACTCGTGTCATGGCCGACATCTCCGGTGATCTCGGCACCAAACGTCCACTTGCCCGACCCGCGCTTGGCGTGTGGACGGATCGCCCGCTCGGCCACCCCGCGACGCAGCACGCGACCAACGATCTCTTCCAGCAACTTCGACCGCATCAGCTCGCGGAAATATTTCAACGTGCGCATGACCTGATTGACTTCGATGCGTGCCGTGACGCCACCCAGCATCGCCAGATTCCAGACAAACCCGAACGGCATGTCGAGCTGAATGGCCAGCTCACGGATCTTGGTTTCGTAGTAGGCGGTGAACGCCCCCGATGGTCGCGACGGCGGTTGCTGGAAAATGATGTCATCCCCCGCTGGCAGACGGCGGATGATACCACTCTTCATGTCCATCTTGTTCACCCCCTCGGCACTCACGCCATCCCAGGCCGCACCACCCTTGGCGCCATACGGTGAGTCCGATTTCAGGAAGCCCGCAAAACTGCCGGCAAACTTGGCGGCATCCATCTCGGCTTGATCCAGCTCCTTCAAATCCCTCGGCACGGTCAGCGCCCCGCCCGCCCAGCAGACGCCGCGTGTCTGGTCAATGCGCAGCGCATCCATCAGCAGCACAAAGTTGCCCGCTGGCACCTCCTGATCCAGATCATACTGGTTGTTGCGATTGCGCTTGTAAATCTTGTAGCCTTTAGCCCGCCCCTTCTCATCGAGCACCACACCCCGCACTTCCTGGTTGCTCTGGTTGCCTGCCTGATTCGGATCACCAATGCGGTCGGCCTCGATCCCTTGCAGTTTGAGTTCGCCCTCTTCATCAACAAAATGCACGCCGACATCGCCATCTCGTAGCATCGATCGCAGGTAAAGCTGCAGCAGCTTGGCAAAGCCGTGCTGGCCTTTGTAGTCGCAGTCTTTCTGCCACTGCTCAAAGTAGGCTTCATACTCGGCATCGACCTCACTGTCTCCAGTGCGACTCTGCCACTTCACCGTGCCCAGCGCATAACGCACCACGCGACTCAGAATCCCGCTCCACAGCGCCGAGTTGCGCTCCAGATCCCGGCTCTCCCACATCAGCTTCACCACATCCAGACTCAGCCGTGGATTCTCTGGCGACCCATTGCGCCCCGCCGAGCCGCCCGTCAGTCCGCGCCGTCCGTCGCCATTGACGCCATCATAACCAAACTGAGTGATGGCATCCCGCGCCCGACCCCGCTCCAGAGCCACCTGCGGCGCCACATAGGTGATAAGTTGATCCAGTAGATTGAGTTTTTTTGACGGCTTTCCCATGCCACGCCCACCGCGTCAACGCGCCGGCAAACTCCCACCCGCCGCCACCGGATGCAGCGCGGTGATGACCGCCAGCAATTCCTCGATCACCAGCCGGTTGCCCACCGCTGGCAGCGGTTGCCATTCAGCGGCTCCGCTAAAATCCACTTCCTCTTCCCACTTCACCTGCACCTGGCAGCGCGTTTGCGCTCCCACCAGCATGAACGTCCTCAGGCCCGCCGCACGCTCGATCTCGGTGCTGGTTTCAATCACTGGCATCAGTTGCCGGAAAAATCCGCCCTCCCTCTCATGGCCGCATTGCCGCTGCTCGCCCCTTGGTTCTGCACGCGGATGCACGCTTGCAGCATGTCATCGACCCGACGCAGATCCTGCGTGTAGCTCTTACCGCCCACCGATTGACTCAAAAAACCCTGCCGCGCCACCTTGAGCCGAGTGATCTCCGCCGCCAGTTCCGGTCCGGTGTAGCTCTGGTAAACCTCAATGTGTGCGCTCATTCCCATGCCACGCCCGCCGCGTCAACGATCAGAGGTTACTGAATCCGGCATCCCCTTGAACCCACAGGCTTCCCGCATCGCCTGCATCGGGAAGGCCGGACCCGGATCGTTCTTGCGTGCTGGTGCCACATCCTCATGGCCCATGGCATCATCGAGCTTGTAGCGTTTCACCAGAGCCTTCGACAATTCCTCACACGCCGCCAGTTGCAAAGGCGGATACGCCTCCCACTCCTGCACGGCTCCGCCGTTGCCATGCTTCGCCTTCACCAGAGGCAGCTTGGTCCAGCGTTTCGCCAGCGCCACATCATCCCCAGCGTTCGCCAGTTCAATGCCCAGACTGCATGAGTTCAGCCCATCAAAGCCCTGCCACTTCGAGCGCCCAGCATGGCCACAGGTCTTGTTGAATGGCCTGCACTGGTAGATCGTGCCATTGCGGTCGATCACCACATGCGCACACGCTCCCTGCGCGTCCAGCGAGTTCCAATAATTGATGCTTGAAATCGCCGTGGCCCCGCTCGTGAAATGCCAGACCAGGAAGCGACGCACCTTCATCTCCGCGCCGCCCAGCACCGGACGCCGCACCGCACCCACCAGCCAATGATCTTCTGAAATCGTCATGGCCTCCGCCACCTGTCACCCATTCCCTCTTGCATGTTCGCCGTTCCCCGTTCTCAGTTCCCCGTTCGTCATTCGTCATTCTCATGCGCACTCTCACCCTCCCCGCCAACTACGACGTCTGGCTCACCGAGTTCAAAGACTACCTCGACCGCCACCCCGGCAGCAAGACCGCCCTGGCCCGTCACCTCATGCAGCAGCGCGGCCTCGCCACCCTTGAATCGGCTCAGGCCGCCGTCAGTCGTTTTGCCAGTGGTAAGGTGCAACCCATGGCCGGTTACTTCCTCGACATCGCCGCCTGGCTGCAAGCCCAGCAGGACGGACGGTGAAGCTTCGCGGTTCGCGGTTCCCCGTTCGTCATTCGTCATTGGCTACCTCCCGCCGCCCACCGGCGGACGCACCACCCATGTTCCCGCGCCAACCGGCGTTATAGGAAATATACTTATACATAAGTTAGTTTCACCTAGTGGTAGAAAGTTGTGAACTTGGCACACTTTCCCACATTCATAAAGTGTGCCAAGTGACACTCTCAATTTTGAGAATAAGCGGGAACTAGGAGCGGTTTAATATCAGGAAAAGAGTGATCTGAGCTTGCAACGCTTTCGCGATGTGGTAAGCTTCTTTAGTGGTTCACGCTGTGAAGCGTCAGACCTGAGCGAGGCCGCGAGCCTTTCCGTTTTTCTCGAAACCATACTGGAATCGGGCGGGAAGTCCGTGCCGAAAATAGCACGCTTGGCGTGCATCCCACTGCCCATGAAATCCGCCCCCATTCAATCCGCCCCCGTCTTCGCCACTCTTGATCTGGCAATCCTTGCCACTCTTTCGAGTGACGCCATCAAATCACTCGCCATTGCAGAGTTCACTGCGTTCGATACTTTTTCTACTTCGCGACTGCCCTACATGGGTGCGATTCGTCATCACGCTTCCCGCGCTGGCTTGTCACTTGCTGACATCATCAAAACTCATGGCCCTTCCACCCGTAAAGCATTTGAAGATTCCAAATCATTCGCCGATATTCTAGCGGCCCTTGGTTCGCTCATAAGTCAGGCAACTTTCGAGAATATCAGTCGCGCTGAGTCTCGCGATTTGAGCGCGTATCTGGCAGCCATTAAGAAAGAGACCGCTACGCTCGAAAAACTCGCGAAGTATCTCAGCGGCCCCTGTAAATTCCGCGCTGGCTGGATAGCCTACATCCTCGAAAAATTCGCGGCCCCCGTTACCATTGACGCTACGGCCCCCGCTACCGCTACGGCCCCCGCTACCGCTACGGCCCCCGCTACCGCTACGGCCCCCGCTACCGCTACGGCCCCCGCTACCGCTACGGCCCCCGCTACCGCTACGGCCCCCGCTACGGCCCCCGAAAAAATGACGGCCAAACAGCTTGTCGAATTCGTGGAAGCGGCCCTTTCCCGCATGAGCGACAAGCAAGCATTCGCGGCCCGCTCCATGCTCCATGAAATGACGGCCCCCGCTACCGTTAGCGCGGCCCCCATCGCTGATATCATTGAATTCAAGCAAGCGGCCTAAACTGCCAAGCCTGAAAAGGCCGCGCTCAAAAGAGCGCGGCCTTTTTAACGGCCCACGTTCCCGCCAGCCCGTCCGCAAGGATGCGGCACAAGGTAGGTCCGTGCCCACGATAGCACGCTCGGCGTGCCTCCCCGTCCGCCGCTCTGCGGCACCAAGCTAGAATCATACCCACCCCCGCACGCTCGGCGTGCCTCCCCCATCCCCGACTATGAAATTCACGTTCGATCACCCACGCGGCTTCACCGCCCCTGCCTGCCATGACGACGCCTTCACCGCGCCCATGAGCTACTCGGCGAATCTCGCCGACACGAACATCGCCATCAAAAGCAACGGCCAGCCGTTCTATCACGACGGCAAAGTTGTCCTGCTCTTTGCCCAGAAAGCCAGCCCTGGCACATTCGCCAGCCGCAAGGGCAAACTGCGCAAAGCCAGCGCCGTGGCGACCATCAAGTCCCAGCGCTGGTTCGCCCCCGAAGGCGAGGCCCATGCGCGGAAGATGGACCGATTCCAGCGCGGGTGGCTGGCCACCAAAGCCGGAGTCATGACCCGTCTGGTCGATCCCGCCACCGTGGCCACCACCCGTGAACCCGCCCGCAAGAAACCCCGCACCGCCGCCCAAATGGACCGCGCCCGCTGCACCGCTTAATCTCACCCCACTCCAAACCCACAGCCCGTCCGGCCCCCGCCGCACGGGCTTTTTCATGCCCACAAGTCAGAGCCTTCACCCTTCATCCCTTCATGAAACTCACCTATACCCCCGCCACCCGCAACGCCGTCGCCATGCCCGAAAGCATCGGCGAAGAACCCGCCGTCCGTGCTCACGCCGCCAACATCCTGCGCAGCGCCCGCCGCCGTCAGGACGGCAGCCTGAAACCCCGCGAACTCCGCCCGCGCTCCGCTGGCAAAGCCGGCCTCTGGAAGCTGGCCCAAGGCTTCCTCCACCTCTGCTGGTAACCCATCAAGCTTCATCCTTCATCCTTCATCCTTCACCCTTTCCCATGCCCCTCTACCTACACCTCTTCCACGGCAGATCTCACCCCGACGACCAACTCGATGACTGGGGCCGCGAAGGTCCCACCTTCGGCCCACTCGCCAGCATCAGCACAACCTACGGCTCTGCCCCCCGCCTGTTCTTCCCCGACGACTCCGAGGGTTACCTTACCGAGGTCGAAGGCCTCATCTACTACGACGGCTACTACTACGGCGACCTGTCCCTGTTCGACAGCCCCAACTTCGAGGAAGCCACCGCGACCTTCTCCCAGCGCGAGGCCATCCCGCCCGGTATGCCCTGCCCACCCGACCCTGTGCCGCCCGAGCCCGACCGATTCCCCGTGCGTCAGATGGCAGAGATTCCTGCCCTGCAACGGACCGCGCTCTATGTGGCTGAGGTGGATAAAGTCGTCACCCCCGAAAACGAATGCGGCATCTTCGCCATCACCCCTGCCGCCGAGTCCCCGACGCTCGATGCCATGGACAAGGCCCTGATCGACTGCCTCGTCCGACTGCGTGACCAGCAATCCTTGGGCCGTGAGAATGACGACCTCATACAGCACGCTGTCAGCGCCCTGGCGGCCAAACTCGGCCCCTTCGACCCGACCGCAGGCTTCGATAGCGTCGAGCAGGCTGGCTACCTCATCCACGCCACCGCCAACCCCGCAGCCTCGGTCAAGGCCGTGATCGCCCACAACCTTGACCAAGGCGAGTTCGGCTTCTGCACCGGTCTCCTCATGGACTGGTAACCCCTCGTCATTCGTCATTCACCCCAACCCACCCCACCCACCCACATGAAAGCAAGCATCCAAAACAACATCCTGAAAATCGAAATCCCGCTGAACGCACCGAAGATCTCCGCCTCCGGCAAGTCCTTCCTGCTCGCCAGCGACACCACCAAGAACGCCGCCGAATACACCGCTGACGATGGCAGCAAGAAGCAGGTCACCGTGGCCCTCAACGCCTACTACAAACCGTAACGTCCAAGGGTGCTGGCTATGAGTTTTGGAGACTGAACGTGTTCTCCAGCACCTACTTCCATGAACCGTTGAACCTCCCGCCGCAGCGTCACGCGTCCGCCTCACGGCGGCGCGTTGACGTCTGCCGTTGCTTTGTCCGAGTTTGTCACACATTGTTAAAAAACTGTTTCAGTTACACATCTTCATCCTTCCACCCTCCACGCCCTACCCTTATGGCCCTTCCCCTGTCCCAAACCACCCTGCTCGCCCGCCAAAAGTTCTCTCTCTTCGGCAACAACGTCAAAGACGACGACCTCACCGCTGAGGTCCACATCAAGCATTCCATGAGCGACAAAGCCGGGAAATACACCCGCTGTCTCCTCCCCGCTGACTGCCTGAAACCCATCCGCGACATCCGCAGCGCAGCCCGCAGCGATCACGAAAAGCAGACGATGGTCACCCCCTTCGGCAGCATCCTGCCCGCCACCCGTTCGGAGAACTACCTGCGCTCCATGACCGCATGGAAGGTGCAGTGGGACGGTGCCGTGCGCCGCTTCATCGACAATTACGCCAGCTACAAGCAGCGTGCCCGACTGGAGATCCTCAAGGATGCCTACCGCGAAGAGGACTACCCTTCGTCGTCCCAGCTCCCCGACCTGTTCTGCTTTGACTTCGGTTTGCTGCCGCTGCCCAACCCCGATGCGTTGGATGGTGTTCCCGGCCTGAGCGATGCCCGTGTGCAGATGCTCAAAGACCAGCTCGCAAGTGCTGCCGAGTTGGCTGGCACTCAAGCCCGCAATCAACTCATGGAGCGCATCACCGACAAGATCAACCGCCTGTTCCAAACGCTTTACGAGGCCGGTCCAGACGGACAGCCGCGCCTCAAGCCCAGCCCGCAGATTCACAGCTCCACGCTCGATAACCTGAACGAGATCCTGGAACTGGCTCCCAGCTACAACATGACGGATGACAGCCGGATCTCCCGTCTGGTGAACGATGCCCGACGGATGTTGAACCGAACCAAGGATGACCTGCGCGACAGCGCCGTGGCCCGCACTGCCACCGCAGCCGCCCTAACCACCCTGAGCAGCACCTACGGCCTCAACTTGGCCCCGCGCAAGCTCGCCGCCCCATCTACGCCCCCCCGCAGCACCACACCGCCCCCAACCAACAGTGCATCATCCCCCACCGCCGCGATGGCCGCTTAACCGATTCATCCTTAATCCCTTATACTTAATCCTTCACCATTCCTCCGTTTATGCTCGCCTGTCACACACCACCTCGTAAAGCTCCTGACCGCATCCACCGCAGCCTAACCGATGCCAGCCTGCAAGCCGCTAGCACCGGCGTGTCCCAACGCTACCGACCACCCGCCGCGTTTGTATTCATGGGCCGCGAAGGCGACTCCGTCTCCATCTCCTCTGATGGCTTCGTCCGCCGCGTCCGCGTCTATGATCGGCCAAGCACCCAATGGGTCTGGTTACACTGCGCCGCCTTTCCCGCCAGCGCAGTCGCGAAACTCCCCTTACCCGCAGCGGCCAGCCTGCCGATTTTTTAATTGTTGATAGATCAATTTTTTAATTCTCGTTAATTTTTATTATTTAAGATAAATTAAATATTAATTAAATTTAACTAATAACATCATGACCTTAATGATAGCTAACGGCAGCGTCCGCGCCCTGTGGACCGACGCCATTCCCTTGCGCGATCTCGGCCCCTGCCAAGTCGAGCGCGCTTCCACGGTGGATTTCAACCCCACTTCCCAGGAATGGGAAGTCCGCGTCCACGCTGAACGCCCGCCTCTCTTCTGCCATCCCGACCGCAGCGCCTGCCTGCAATGGGAAACCGACCACGATCACCTCCTCCTCGCTCAATAACCTCCTAACTCCTAACCCCTCACCCTTCATCCCATGTCCCACATCACCACCATCAAGCTCCAGATCAAAGACCTCACCACCCTCGAAGCCGCCTGCGCTGAACTCGGTGCCCAACTCGTCCGCAACATCCCGACCTACAACTGGTATGGAAGGAAGGTCGGAGATGAACCCCTGCCGGAAGGCATGTTGCTCTCCGATCTCGGCAAGTGCGACCATGTCATCCGCCTCCCTGGCGTGCATTACGAGGTTGGCGTCGTCGCCAGCCGCACCACCACCGGCAACTACACGCTTGCTTGGGACTTCTTTGGCAGCGGCAAAAACCCGGCACACGACGGCCTGAAACTCAAGGCCCGCTTTGGCGATGCCCTCGTCAAACTCCAGGACGCCTATGGCGCCCAGACCGCCATGCAGATGCTCCGCCAGAAAGGCTACACACCCATCCGCAAAACCCTACCCAACGGGGCCATCCAAGTCACCTGCGCCGCCTAACCTTCATCCTTCGTCCTTCACCCCTCATCCTTTAATGAAAACCATCACCATCACCCTACACAACGGCACCACCGTCGTGGAAACCAGCGGCTTCAAAGGCAAGTCCTGCCAAAGCACCACCGCCCAGATCGAGGCTGCTCTCGGCGTCGTCACTGCGGTTAAAAAGAAACCCGAGTTCCACAGTCAGGCCACCACCGCCACCTATCAAAACGCCAACGCTTAAACCATGGACACCACCACCATCGACGCCTTGATCAAAACCAAGGCACAGGCACAGGCAGAGACCGATATGCGGGATCTGCGCAATCTCATCCATAGCTGGCAGTCCACCCACCCGACCGCTAAGCCCGACCAATCTGGCTGGCTGGATTTTCACTACAGCAACATGAGGGTGAATGACTATGCCGCTAAATCCCTGAAAGGGCCCAATGCACACACCCACCGTGAGACCATTAACAAAGGTCTCTCAAGCCTGATGCACTACTACCAAACCGACCGCGTCAATTTCCTCATCAGTGAGATGACCGCCGATCTGCTCTCCAAAGTCTCCCTCCTTGGCTAACCCCATATCAGTTCCCCACCCTTCATCCTTTCTTCCTTCATCCTTTCTTCCATGACCACCACTCTCTACAACCGCCAAGCTGGCAGTGACAAGGTTTACCAAGTCACCATCCAGCCGATCAGCCTCGGCACGGCCATCGTCACCTTTGCCTATGGCCGCCGGGGCAGCACCCTGGCCACCGGCACCAAGACCCCGGAACCCGTGCGTGACGCCGTCGCCCTGGACATCGCCCAGAAACTCATCCGCTCCAAGCAGGCAGGCGGCTACGTCATCGCCACCGATGGCCAGACCGCCGCCGCCGTGGCCCCACCCGTCAGCAGCACCCCGGCACCCGAACCGACCCTGCCCATGCTGCTCAACAGCATCACCGATCTGGAGATGACCAAGCTCCTGCTCAATGACCTCTACTGCGCCCAGCAGAAATACGATGGCAAACGCATGACGCTCACCCTCAGCAGTGTCGGCGGCAAAGGTGTCGTCACCGCACTCAACAAACGCGGCCTGCCCTGTGGCTTTCCCGCCACCGTCCAACGCGCCATGCTTGGCCTCGACCACCAATGCGTGATCGACGGCGAAATGGTGGGCGATACCTTCCACGCCTTCGACCTGCTCAGCTTCGACAACGTGGACTACCGCCACCACTCCTACTCCGCACGGTTCAGCCTGCTCTACGAACTCCTGACCGACGATGGAGGCAACTGCCAAACCTACCTGAACTGCGTCGATTGCGAAGAGGACTACGAAGGCAAGCAAGCCCTGCTGGATCAACTCCGCGAAGACAACGCCGAAGGCATCGTCTTCAAAGACCTGCACGCCCGGTGGTCCAGCAGCCGTCCGAATACGGGCGGCCCGGCCCTCAAGTTCAAGTTCACCGAGACCGCCAGCTTCATCACGGGATCTCCCAACATCCTGCGCAGCGTGCCCCTCTTCCTCTACTCCGGCGGTCCCGTCCTGCGTCCTGTGGGCAACGTCACCATTCCGCCCAACCACACCGTCCCTGCCAATGGCTCCATTGTCGAGGTCCGCTACCTCTACGCTTTCCCAGGCGGCAGCGTCTTCCAACCGGTCTATCTCGGCCAGCGCGACGACGTCACCCGCCGGGAATGCCACGTCTCCCAACTCAAACTCAAAGCCGCTTAATCAGTTCCCAGTTCCCAGTTCTCAGTTCTCAGTTCCCCGTTTCATTCTTCATCCTTCATCCTTCATCCTTCATCCCTCTTCCTTCTAACTATGCCTTCTGCTGCTCTAAACACCGCCCTACTCAAACAACTCGTAATCGTCGGAGACGCCCTTGAAGTCAGCCGCCGCGCGGAGATCGCCAAGCACGTCTATACCACTCTCAAGTGGCAGTTAATCGACCAGTCGACCACCGCTCATGTCGGCTACCTGATCGGCTCGATCCTGGAAGGTAATGACTTCCTCGACCTGCGCCACCTACCCGGCTACGCAGACCACCCGCTGTGGACACTCCTGCGCCGTAACATGCCGCACGACCACCCCGTCTGGCACTGGATTCAGGGCCACAATAAACCTAGCGACCGCCTCCCCGACCCTCAACAGCAATACCTAGAGAACGGCGGCACCTGCTGTCCGAACTGCGGCAGCACCTCCATCCAAGCCAGCGCGCTGGAACAAGATGCGGACATCGCTGAGCAGATGGTCGATTGCCAGGACTGCCACGCAAACTGGTATGACCAGTTCCGCCTCACCGGCTACCGCGACCTGCAAGTGCCCAGCACCGAACCTGAAACCCACAGCGAAGACGCCTAACCTTCACCCTTCATCCTTCACCCTTCATCCTTTCTTTTTATGAACACCACCACTCTACTCACCCAACGCATCCAAGCTGGCTATGCCGGTCTCATCCTCGCCTCCCACGAGGAATCACGCGCCGAACAACTGCTCGACCGCGTCTGCACCGACCTGACCTACGGCCTGCACACTTGGTCCACCACCAACGGCCGCATCGACACCCGTGCTCACACGGTCTCCGCTGAGGACGCTTTCGACGTCCTCAAAGCCGTGGCAGGTCTGCCGGAAAAAACCGTGCTCCTGCTGCGCGATTTCCATCTCATTTTGGCCGACCCCAACCCGATGCTCTACCGCCAGATGAAGGACAGCCTACTCATCGCCAAGCAGCGCCTCATCTCCCTCGTCCTCATCATGCCGGAGGTGAAACTGCCGATCGACCTGGAGAAGAACTTCTCCGTGATCGACTTCGCCCTGCCCGACCGCAGCGAGTTGCTCGCGCTCGCCACCGAACTCTGCTACGAAACCGACGAAGGCGGCACCCGCACCCTCATCCGTGATCTGCCCACCGGCGAAGCGCTGGATGCCCTGCTCGACGCCGCCGCTGGCCTCACCAGCCCCGAAGCGGAGGATGCCTATGCCTTGTCCATCATCGTCAGCGGCAGCTTTGACCCGGCTCTGGTGCTGCGCGAAAAGATCGCCATCCTGCGCAAAAACGGCCTGGTCGAATACATCGACTCCCCACTCACCCTGGCCGATGTCGGCGGCTGGGATGCGTTCAAAGATGAACTGCACACCTTCCGCCACCAGTTCACCAAAGCCGCTGAGGACTACCACCTCACACCGAACAAAGGCTGCCTGCTCGTCGGGA